TTCATTTATAAATCATTTCATTTATAAATCATTTCATTTATAAATCATTTCATTTATAAATCATTTCATTTATAAATCATTTCATTTATAAATCATTTCATTTATAAATCATTTCATTTATAAATCATTTCATTTATAAATCACTATTGAAATAACGATCACGCATTTTCTCCATCGCCGCATCACTTATTTTATTTTTTTTATAAAAGGTATAATCATGCGTGTCCTTCAGCAACGTAACAATTAAATACAAAGAATACATACCACACTCGGTATTGCCTTCTTGGTGTATTTTTGGCGCATTTTGGTCAAAGGTTAAATCGATTTTTAACTTGCGGGCCTGATCAATAACCCGTTTACAAAACGTATCTATTTCCTTGGGTATTTTTGTGCCGTTGCTATCAAAAAAGAAAATGAATTTTTTCTTTAAATTAATGAAAAGTGAAATCCAATGAGCGCCGCTTTTATCATGTGGATCGGTATTAAATATAATACCGATTTTGTTTATGCCATCTGCAATAAATTTCGAAAGCTCAAAATGACATAAATCATCCCAAACACATTTCTTGTCATAAACCTGTTTATCAAAATCAATGGGTGTTGGACCAATAAAGCGAAAACACGGATAAGTGTGTTCATATTGTTTCATCACTTTTTCAATATCGGTGCTATTTAACCAGGTGGTATGATTTTCTTTCCATTTTACTGGCGATTTTGGTGCAAATGTATAAGTTAATAATTCATCATTTAAATTATTTTCCATAAATTTTTGTTTTAACCAGCATGCTTCCGAATGACATGCATTGGCCATCTTTTCTTTCAAACTATTCCAAATTTCTTTTAAATCACTGCTTTCGATCAAGGAATCACTGTGCCGTTTATTCCATAAATCTCTCATTTTTAAGAGTGCCTCTTTGCTATAGCAACTAAATTCTTGTATTTCATTGGTTTTTTTCGGAGCACATTGTGCCTTTGTGAATGTTGATTTTTTCTCTCCGCCTTTCTTTTTTTTGCTTATCTTGCTTATCTTGCTTATACGCTTATTCTTGCTTATACGCTTATTCTTGCGATATAGTTTCTTGGTTTTTCTTAATTTATACATGCGTCTACTATAAATTAATTAGATAAATCTTCTTTCCTATATTTATAATTTTGTCTTTGTCTTTTTGGGCGGTACTCCTTTGATTTTCAAATCATTTGTTTTTAGATCAATATCCATTTTCATTGGAATTATCCGCACATCATTCACCGATGTATCTTGCTTGGCAATAACATAATTGTCTAAATTCGCAACATGTATGGTTTTACGCATCATTAAATCATTGGCTTCATTCACGGTAAATAAAGCCGAGCCGCCCTGTTCATCTAGAATATCCTGGGGGGTTTCATCGGGGTGCTGGCCTTGAATTATATCTTTTTTATCGGTCACCTCAAAATATCGAATTGCCGCATTGGTAAATGCCGTATGTATTTCCTTAATTTCTTTGCTTATGGATTCTTCGCCCTTTAACATATCCTTAAAGAGAGATACAATGCGTTTTCTATAAAATTTTATTTCTGCTGAATTGTCTTTTATGTTACATTTCTTCTTTCGTTCGAGGATACTATAATAAAGAGGATTAGTAAAAAATGCTAAGGATGCACTATCTACACTATTCAATTTTTCGTTTGTAGGCACTACTACGTCTGTCGGCACTACTACGTCTGTCGGCACTACTACGTCTGTCGGCACTACTACGTCTGTCATTTACAATACATATTGTTTTTTTAAATGTATTGTAAACGTTTATACTAATTCTTTTGTTATACCAATTCTTTTGTTTGTTGGCGCGTGAAATTTTCGAAAAAATTATTACCCAACCCTTTCGGGCTGGGATTGAATGCCTCAAATATATGATCATTGAAAAGTGCGGGAAACGGTTGTTGTTCCAAAGTAATCGCTTGAACGGGTGCATTGTATAATTCACTATTGTTTGATGGAATATAACACGATTGACCTGCACCGTTTTGTAAAGCATAAAATTGGTTTCGCAATCGGGATTCGTTATTAATATTCGCCGCAAATCCACTCCACGGTGCTTGCGCATTGCCAGGATTAAATGTCGTTTCAATATCATAGGACGGCAGAACTTGAATCGGTACACTATGATTTACATGTCTATCCACGATCGGCATTTTGGCATATTTGCTCGAGAGCGGTCTAATATCAAACTGTGCTTGTAATTGTGTTGATGGTATATTGCGATAGGCTATACGTTGATTTAATTGTTCCGTTCGTTCATTTCCTGGCTTGATACGCTCCATTATATATATTATACATTATAATTGAATCGCATTGTTTTAACTCTTCGTTGGCGTACTTTTCGCGTATTTGGCGGTTTATCATTCTTTAAAAATTCTTCTAAATTAGACAAAAGTTTTTTACTAACAATCCTATCGATATTTTTCTCCTCCTCACTTTTATTTAAAACCATATAATTGTATTGTTTCATATAAGGTACAATTTTATTTACAAAAGTATTTTTTGATATGGGCATAATTTTATCCAGCACGGCATCATAATAGCGACTGGCCATCTCTTCAAATGGTATGGAAATGCGATAGGGTTTAATATTGATATAATAGACATTGTCCTTATCCATTAAAGGATGATACAAATCATCAATAAAACAAATTTCCGTATTGGCTGGAATATCAGTGCAGCTGATAAGGTCTGTGACGCTTTTATCATGTGTTGTGCGTTTCATTTCTATTTGTTTTCCTCGCACTTTATAGGCAGCGATGATAGAATCGAATACCGTATGTCCTGTTTTTAAATTCACATAGTCACTCAACATGGTTACCCAACTTTTGGGGCCTTGATTATTGGTATAGATAAACAGCTTATAACAGGTTTTCCGCATTTTCTTTTTGTAAAGCACATCCAAGATAGCTAGCATATCGGGTCGAAACACCTCGGGAAATACATCGAGCATTTCAAAGAATTTATCGGCGAATAAATTATGACCATAAAAATGTTCGAGGGCATCCCAGAATATAGATATTTCAGTAAAATAGCCCAATGTTTCATCCAAATCAAAGACGACGATTTTTAAAGGCTTGGTTTTCTTTATTTTCATTTGTACCAGCTGTGTATTAAGATGCGATAATATATTTTTCGAATAAATCAATACTGGAATCAGGAGCAGAAATAATAGTTTTAAACTATTGGATACTATCCATCTTTTTATTATTTTTATTATATTCCACATTTTATATATATACTATGAAACTAAATAAGAACGATTATAAAACTATATTGAAATTCTATAAAGTTGATATATCCGCCTTATCGAGTAAAGCGATCAAAGAAAAAGCCGAACATTTTTTGGCAGTGAAATTATGTAAATGTATTAAAAATATAAGGAGGACAGGCATAGCAGGCACAAGTACAGCAGGCACAAGTACAGCAGGCACATCAGGCACAGGTACAAGTACAGCAGGCACATCAGGCACAGGTACAAAAAAAGAGAAACGCGCAATTGCCGTTTGTTATAATAGTGTTTTAACAAAAAAAGGATTGAAAATATTTAAATTTACTTGTAAAAAAAAAGTAAAATTATTACCGAAAAAAGGTACACGGAAAATAGTCGTTGAAAAGATATCATCAATCCTGTAAGTATTTCATGGCCTTTAAAATGACCTGTTCTTGCTCACTCAATTTTTGAAATAAGAGAATTTCAGACATTTTCATATGAAAGAGTCTATTCATATTATTTTTGCATTTAATATGAATGTCCGCATTCAAGTTTTTTATATCGCACACAATGCCGCCATTCGTAAGTTTGATGGACTCTGGCGTTTTCAATGAGATCCAGCGCACATAGCCCCCGAAACGCAAATCATCTAAATTGTTCACACAGCGGTACGCCTTCAATTGTTTTTGCAGTTTTTGCAAATCCTCTCGTGGTAAATTTAATTGCTGTAAGATGTCATTTTTATGTTTGGCTATCGTGGCAAAATCCAAGTCCACCACTGCTTCATTATTATCATTATTAAGTGCATGTAAAAGACTATTGATATCCATTCGCTATAGTTACGTAAATATATAGAGAGATCTATATTTATATAGATATATGTATAGATTTTACAGGTATAAAACGGAACGACCACAGTATGATCCTTCTAAGAAATTCTATGTATGTAGTTTTGGTGGGTGTGGGTCGCAAATGCTTTCGCACTATTTAGGCAATTTCGGCGATGTTTATCATTTACATAGTCGGCAGCCGCCAGAAAAATTGACAAATACTGGTTACGATGACGATAAAACATATGCCGAATGGTTTAGTGACACTGAAATACCAGAGAGTGATTTACATCACTATAAAGTTATTTTTCTTTATCGTAATCCAGTCGACGTTATTTATAGCCGCTATATTAATTCGCCTGCAATGTTGAAAAATGTGCAATGTGCTGATATAAATGTAACGATAGAGGATTGCATAAGAGAACAGAGTGATTTGTTTGGTCTTAGCGAATTCTTTGATAATTATACAAATAAGGTTGCAAAAAATTATCCCATTTATTGCGTTAAATACGAGGAGATTTGGAATAATATGTCGCTGTTTAATCAAGTCTGTGGCATTCCAAGTATACCCGCGTTGTATCCAGTAAAACTTGAGAAAGAAATAGAAAATAAATCGGATGCGGATGCATTATGTGACATATATCAACCGCTGAGTGATACGATGGCGAGAATGAAATGTATTGAATTAAGATAAATAATAAATATTTATGTATGCTATAAATATTTATGTATGCTATAAATATTTATTGTATTAATTGCTAACTACCGTATTCACAATGACGGGAAACGTCAACGGATAAGTAATGCCCGTTGCAGCACCTAACGTCGTATAGCCAATCACATTCGAAAAAACAGAGAGGGCGGACGCCTTGGTATCCCCTGTAAATATCTCAACCAATCCAGACGAAAACCCCACACACGTTGTAAAGGGTAAGACCACATATAAACTCTTTCGATAGAGATTGAATACTGTTTTGGCTGCCTGTGACATTTTTATAATCTATATACACGTATTATTTAAGTCTGATTTAATAGCATTTTACATTCTTTCAAACACATGGCAATCGATGTGCCACTATGGCACGGATTCTCATCATCAATTGCATCGCCAATCGCTTTTAATAGTTTTGATTCACAAAACATAAACCCATTCG